CACAGAATCCTCAATCTTGACCCAACGACGTCCATCAAAGCGGAACAGTCTATTAGGTACGTAGTCTAATCTCAAGTAGTAGTCGTTGACTGTTGGGCTAGTTGGGAATGAAATACCTGCGGCAACAGTTGTACCATTAGCAGGAACACCATCACCAGTTAAGTAACCGCCAACTTTATATGGGGTATTTTGTATAGCCTGTGGATCGTCTATAGCAGAACCTGATGGAGGAGTCGTAAGTGCGCTGGTATCATTTTCATTTGGATCTGCTGGATAGCCATCATCTGTGACAGGTGCTATATAGATACTGCTGGTATCATATCCTGATGCTGGAACGTCTTGTTCTGCACGCTGTACAACAGCATCATTGATACCAATGTATTTGTCTAGTGTGCTGAGTACTTGTCCTAGTGTATCTGTAGTATTTTCACCAGCGGCGATCTGATTGATAATATCTTTGTATTCTTGGCTGTCTACCAATGGTTGTAGTTTAACACGCCATAGGTGCGGCCAATAAGTTGGAGCAAAACCTTCTGCTGAACGACTTGCATCTTGTACAGTAAAGAAACGTTTAAGTGCTACAGGCAAGCCTTGATCCAATGGATAGTAGTCAATGAAGTTAGGCATTTCTAACACGTCACCTACCATCAGTTTACGTCCTAGTATTTGCACCATGTCTTGATAGTGGAATGTAGCAAACATGGTATCGCCAGTTAGGAACAGGCCAAACTGTGTCAAGTCAAAATCATTGTCATTGATGCGATAGATAGTTCGCATGGTATATACTGACGTATCATACTTGCGGTCTCTGTTTTCTAAAAACAGCAGATCCTGTATGCCTGTGATACCTGTGCTGAGTGGGCTGGTATTGCCAGGTTCTGTGGCACTGATATTAGGTTGAGCTAGCGGACCTAAATACAAGTGGATATTAACATCAACTCCACCAACGGTAAACATTTCATGCATACGTTTGTCAAAAAACGTATCGTCATTACCTTTGGTTGGTTTATAGAGACTGAGTCTTGGCATCAATGAATCCTAATTATCTAGTATTTATCGCCGTTGACAAGTCAACCAAAATGTGTTATACTGTATTATGGCTGAAATTACTACGAGTTTAGATTGGGCAGAAGTCAGCATCCAGCTAGAAAATGCCGCCAAAAAGATGAAGCGTTACGGCCCTGATATGTTGCGTATGAGCAATGGTATAGCCTCTATGGTTAAGAAGTTAAGCGAAGAAGAAGTAAACTGCCGCAGGATGGGCAAGCAAACACGCCAGCATCGAGAGCTAGTAGCCAAAATCAACGAAGAAATAGCCAATTTTGAACGCTATCTAACTTTTGGTGTGCTGTTAAGTGGTTGACTTTTAAACCAAAAGATGCTATAATACACATAATAAAGGAGTGATTAGATGCTCAGTGGATTTAAAAAACTCATAACCAGTAATGGTACCCTGGTGTTATTGGCTATTATCGCAGTACCATATCTGCTGTATTCTTTATGGAATTCAGCGCCAGCCCAGGGTTGGACCAAGCCAACTAAAGGTACTAAAACCATTGAAGAAATAATCAATACTCCAATACCCAATATCAAGGCAGATGGATTTGACCCTGACTTTAAATCAACAATAACTCCATTGGAAGACACAAAATGAACAGTGAACTTGAACGATTAGCTAAAGAGGCAGGATTACCTGTGACAGATAACCTAGAACATTTCTATCGTCTAGTGGGTGAACGCTGTGCTGATATGTGCGGTAGCCAAAGCGATCAGAAAAATCTACGCAGACATTTTGGCCTAGATTACTATGATGGACCCAGCCACTATCAAGATCAACGCCATGAACAAACACAGTATGACTGGAGCAAACATTACGTCAAGGAACAGAAATGAGCTATCAATGGAATTATAAGTTTACCTATCCACACAAGCCAGAAAGCAAATATCAACGCTTGTTCCACGCACAGAAGATACTTGAGCTGGCTAGGCATGTCATGCTGTTAGATACCGTGGAACCAGTGGTAGATCTAGCACAAGCGAATAAATATCTCAATAAGTTTAGATTGGAGCGATAACATGGGTACACCTGTATATATGGAAATAGAAGAAGCCTACAGCATAGTGCAGTTCGCTGGCGAAGCCTATGGACAAAGTAATCTGTTTGGTGCCCTAAACAGCATGGAAGAAAACTGGGACGACTTAGACAGCATGGAACGTGCGGCTTACAAACAAGTCAAACGTGAATTGGAACGAGAGATCAAAGCAGTGCGTATCTCAGAAGATGACGGGCAACCAGATTGAACAGCGCAGAACAACATCAACAGGAATTAGAACATCAACAATGGGCTAATGAACATCATACTTGTTCTATCTGTCAGTGCGACTACACAGATGACGAAGGTGGCATACAAGGATACATAGGTATATTACCAACTAGTTTTTGCCCAACTTGTCTAAGTGGTGTGATTGATATGGTTGAACAGTTGACACAAGAATAAAATCCTGTATAATAAAGTTTAAACAAGAGAGGATAGCATGGCAATCAAGATCGATGGTATGAAAAAGAAAGCTAAAGTTACCAACATTAACTTCAGTGATGAAAAGTATACAGGTAGCGAGCCCAAATGGGACTATGATCGTGCCCTAACTTTTTCAGATAAAGAATTTGATCACCACTTGCGTAAAAGCCTCGCCTACTACAATTACTATTACGGACCTAAGGACCTAAAGAAATATGTCGTCCAATGGTTGCGCCAACATGAAGGCAACAATGGTGTCCATAAATTAGACAAAGCTACTATTGATCGCTATGCCCGTACATCAGACAGTTTAACGCCATTTACAGTCTGCGCACTGGTTAAAGCCAATGAACGTGGCATGCCATTGCGTGATCGCCATGTGGAATATATCCTTGATGCTGTAAAACGGGTATTAGACATGCGAGCGGATAATGATGAAGAATTTGATGTCAAGAAAGACGTTAAACTAGCCGTCCAAATTCCAACCATCCAAGACCGCATGAACGAAGTAGCTAAGAAACACATCTTATATTTTGAAATACTTGAAGATGGGTTATTCGCTGGTGAAACTGTAGATCCCAAAGCCTATGAATATCTAGTTAAGAATAGTGTACCACAGGCATTAATTAGTAAGATATCAGCAGTGTTTGAACCTCATTACGCTGAGCTTAAAGAAGCACGTAAGGGCGAAGATGAGCAATTAAAAGAAGGCTACAGCCACTACAAAGCCGCCGACTTCAAACGCTGTGAAGCATTCTATGAAAAGCTATTCCAAGACTTGGCCGCTTACAATCAGACTAAGAAAGCTACTAAAAAAGCTTCAGTTCGCAAACCACCACAAAAAGAAAAAGTAGTCAAGAACTTGAAATATCTCAAACAAGACACAGCTACTAAATTAGTATCAATCAATCCAGTAGACATCGTTGGTGCTGAAGTGCTATGGGTTTACAATGTTAAGAATCGTAAGATTGGTAAGTATGTGGCAGAAGCCATGGGCGGAGTGTTAGGTATCAAGGGCACCACAATCACAGGCTATGATGCTAACAAGAGTGTACAAAAAACACTACGTAAACCAGAAGAACAACTTAAACAATTCCTAGCAAGTTCAAAGGTTGACTTACGTAAGTTTATTGAAAATATCAAGACTACGGAAATCAAATTAAACGGACGTATCAACGCAGAAACCATATTACTGAAAGTTCAATAATCCCCTCGAGGTAGCGTAGTTCATTTGTTATCCTGTCGCTGAGCATAAATACATGTACAGCAACAGGATAACCAAATGACACAGATTGGCGCACATTACGAAGCAGTACCAGACTTACCTGGTAATATCAGCTCAACGTCTAATAATCTAACACCTAATCTATCAGTATATACAGACAATCTGTATAACGGTAACACAGGTACAGGTGCTGGACATATTGCCTTTGATGCTAACTTACAAGCACAATTAGACACAGTAGCCAGCAAGCGTGCTGAAATCATTGACTATATCCGCTTACGCCTAGGCGATCAGATCGTAGACGTAGAAGCTGATAAAGAACACTATGAGATGGGTATCAATCAAGCCCTTATCCGTTACAGACAACGCAGTAGTAACTCACAAGAAGAAAGCTATGCGTTCCTAAACCTTGCTCCTGAAACACAAGAATACATCTTACCTAACAGTATCATGAACGTTAGACAGATATTCCGTCGTGGTATTGGATCAGTATCAGGCACAACAGCCAGCCAGTTTGAACCATTCAGTTCAGGTTACTTGAACACTTATATGTTGGTAGCAGGACGTGTTGGCGGACTTACTAACTATGAACTATTCGTAGACTATCAAAAATTAGCAATGACTATGTTTGGTGGTTACATGAACTTTACATGGAATAAAGTTACTAAGAAACTGACTATCGTCCGTAAAATGCCATTTGGTTACGCTGGATATACTGGTAATAATGAAGATGGTAATGGACAGTATGAATCAATCTTACTTTGGATTGACAACTACAAACCAGACATCATGCTGTTGAACGATCACATGACATATCCTTGGATACAAGATTATGCTCTAGCATTGGTTTCAATGTCAATTGGACAAGCACGTGAAAAATTCGCTACAATCGCAGGCCCACAAGGCGGCACTAGCCTAAACGGTGCGGCACTCAAACAAGAAGGTAAAGAACTGCTTGAACGTTTAGATGATGAAATTAAACGTTATGTAGATGGTGCTATGCCTTTAACTTGGGTAACTGGTTAAAAAATTCTAGACTTCTTATAAAAACTCCCATATAATATAATTTGTATAGGGAGTTTTTTAATGGCTAAAATTATCGCAATTTGTGGGTTTATTGGATCAGGCAAAGATACAGTTGCTGACTATCTAGTTAACATACACGGATTTCGCCGTGAAAGTTTTGCAAACAGTCTTAAAGATGCTGTAGCCGCAGTGTTTGGTTGGGACCGCACCCTACTAGAAGGGCGCACCAAACAAGCCCGTGAGTGGCGCGAACAAATAGATCCGTGGTGGGCAGAACGCTTGAACATGCCTAATTTAACTCCACGTTGGGTCCTACAATACTTTGGTACAGAAGTGGTGCGTAGAGCATTCCATGATCAGATGTGGGTAGCCAGCTTAGAAAATCGCCTACGCAACAGCACAGATGATATCGTCATCACAGATTGCCGTTTTGTTAATGAAATCAGCATTATTAAACGCTTAGGCGGGCAAGTGGTGCGGGTGCATCGTGGTGCTGAACCAGAATGGTATGAAGTAGCAAAATATGCCAATCAAGGGCTAGACATGTTTAGGGAGAAGTTAGAAAGTTACGGAGTCCACGCTAGTGAAACAGCATGGGTAGGCAGTAGTTTTAATGCTGTGTTAGATAATAATGGCAGCATGGATGAACTTTACGCTCAAATTGAACAGTTGCTTAAAAATCAGGCACCAAATCACCCTGACGCCAACCCAAGCCCTCGCGTGCTATCTCATACTGACAGTTAGCACATATTGTTTTTAAGTTAAGTTGTTTGGCGTTGTTTAAATCACCATCTATATGGTAAACGAATAGTTGTTCTTTTAATTTAGCATGGAAACCACACTTTTCACAGTGTGGTTTTCGTTTGTATCCTTCTAGCATCCATCTAGGTTTAGGCGCAGGTAATCCACGCTTCTTCCTACAACAGGTATCACACTTGGTCCTATAATAAGTTTTACCATGCATCTTATAGTTGACTGCAACGGGCTTTTTACCACAGATTTCGCATATTTTACGGTATTCCATATCAGTATTTAGCTTACTGTAGTGGATGAACCTTTCAAAGGGCACCTTAATGCACCAAAATTGCTGTTTACTTATAAATATATGAAAGCAATCCATTTAGAGGAACAATACTATGGCAACATTAAATTCACCTGGCGTATCAGTAACCATCATTGATGAAAGTCAATATGCGCCAACCCAAGCTGGTTCAATTCCGTTCGTGCTGGTAGCTACAGCGGCAAACAAATTGACACCCAGCAACACACTAGCAACTGGTACTACTATTGCCAATGCTGAAAAAGTTATCACAGTTACCAGTCAACGTGACTTGGTTAACTACTTTGGTACACCTAACTTTACACTAGATGCTGCGGGTAATCCAGTAAACGGTGACGAACAAAACGAATACGGTTTGTTGGCTGCTTACTCAGCTCTAGGTGTTACTAATCAAATGTACGTTCAACGTGCTAATGTTGACCTAGGACAACTAACAGGTACAGCAGTTCGCCCAACAGGTACACCGAGTGATGGTACATACTGGTTAGATTTAACTAATACTAACTGGGGCGTTTATGAATGGACAGCTGAAGACGGCTTTACATTAACACCTCCAGACATTATTACTTCAACAGCATATCTGAGTGGTGGTGTTCCTTTAAGTTCATATGGTGCTATTGGTGATTATGCTGTGGTTGCTACAAGTTCAAGCAATCCTATCTACTACAAAGGTTATAACAATAACTGGAGTTTAGTTGGTAGTGACAGCTGGAAAGATGTAGTTCCAGCGATTACAGGTGCTAATGCTAACCCAAGCCTAAGCGTAGGTTGGAAAATGGTAGTTAACGGTGTTAATGTTACATTAACAGGTACAACAGTAAGTTCAGTAGCTACTAACATCAATTCAGCAGCTATCCAAGGTGTTACAGCAAGTGCCAGCTCAACAGGACAACTATTAATCTACGTAGACAGCACTGCTAAGAGTGGCAGCACAGGCAACGTTAATTTAGTAGACGGTAAACTAGCAATTAAATCAGGTACAACTATTGGTGGTACTGATGCTGCGGGTCCATTGGGTCTATTCCAAAGCCAAGCAACAATCAGTTCTAATGCTTATGTTTATTATGGTCCAACCATCACATTCAGTGGCTATACGAACCCACCAGCATGGAGAGCAACAGATGTAACTCCACGTCCAGATGGTTCAGTATGGTTTAAAACAACAGCTACTGGTAATGGTGCTAATTGGGCAGTTAAAGAATACAGTGCTACATTAAGCTCATGGCAACTACTAACAGCTCCACTATATGACACAGACAGCGATGCTATCTATGCTTTAGACGCAACAGGTGGTGGTGCAGGTATTCCAGTAGGACAAGTTTATGTCAAATATGACACACTAAGCACAACAACAGCTACATTCAAACCTTATATCAAGAACGTAGCAGGCGTGTTAACCATCACAGGCACAGTATCAGGTGCAGGTGGCTCATATCACCAAAATGACAGCTTTACAATGGCAGTTAGCCAACCAGGTACAGCTACACTAGCTTCAGCTACAGTTACATTATCAGCTAACACAGCGGCAGCATTAGTTGGTGGTATCCTAGGTGCTAACTTACCAAACATCACAGCTGGTTTCAATGCCAGCGGTGCTATTTACATCACCCACACAGCAGGTGGTACTATCCAATTTACAGAATTAGTTGGTACTCCACTAGCTACAGCAGGTTTATTAAGTGATGCTAAAGTACAAACAATCGTGACTAACAGTGTATACTTGGCAAGTCCATTTACACCGTTAACTTATACATATAGTTTGACTGCTCCATATACTAATCCAACAGATGGCACGCTATGGTATTACAGCAATCCATTAGATGTAGATGTCATGATCAATGATGGTACACATTGGAGAGGTTACCATAATGTAACTAACGATGCACGTGGTTACAACTTGTCATTGACAGATGCAACTGGCGTGATTTTTGCTGCCAGTGCACCTACTACACAAGTTAGTGGTGGACAACTAGTCAATGGTGATTTATGGATCAACACAAGCATCACTGAATTAAGCAGTTATCCAGTACTAAGCCGTTACCAAGGTGGTGTATGGACACTGATTGACAACGCAGACAACATTGATGCCAGCGGTATCTTGTTCGCAGATGCACGTTGGAGTGCTACAGGTAATGTTAATCCAATCACTGATAGTTTACCTTCAACAGTAAGTTTATTAACCAGCGATTACTTAGATCCAGATGCTCCATTAGCACAAGAATATGCTCGTGGTACATTATTATTCAATACACGTCGCAGTGGTTACAATGTTAAACAGTTTGAAAGTTCAGCATTTAGCCCAGCACAACTAGCTACAGTAACAGGTACACAGGCAGCTGCTTGGATTACACACAGTGGTGTAGATCCTACAACTGGTGTTCCATACTTTGGCAGCAAAGCACAACGTTCAGTGGTTGTCCGTGCTCTAAAAGAAGCTATCGCTACAAGCACAACACTACGTGAAGAACAAACAGCGTTTAATTTAATCGTCGCTCCTGGATATCCAGAACTGATCCAAGACATGATTATATTAAACAACGATCGCACAAACACAGCATTTATCATTGGTGACAGTCCAATTGACTTACCTAGCGATTCAACAACATTGATGAACTGGGCAGACAATGCAGCTCTCGCAGCTGACAATGGCGAAACAGGTTTAGTTAGCCATGATGACTACGTAGGTGTTTACTATCCAAGTGGTTTAGCTACTAATTTAGATGGTAATTCAGTCGCTGTTCCACCAAGCCACATGATGTTGCGTACATTTATCCGCAGTGATGCAGTTGCTTATCCATGGTTTGCACCAGCTGGTGTACGTCGTGGTTTAATTGACAACGTATCAAGCATTGGTTATGTTGATCGCACAGACAATAACGTATGGCGTAGCATTGGTGTTACAAGTGGTTTACGTGACGTATTATACGAAAACGAAGTTAATCCAATCACAGTATTACCAGGTGTTGGTTTAGTAGCATACGGTCAAAAAACACGTGCTCCTTCAGCTAGTGCAATGGATCGTATCAACGTAGCTCGTTTAGTGGTTTATTTACGCACAGTTCTAGCTAAAGTCGCAGCTCCGTTCATTTTTGAACCAAATGACGCGATTACACGTAGTCAAGTACAATCAGCATTCAACGCTGTATTCCACGATTTAGTTGCTAAACGTGGTATCTATGACTACTTGGTAGTTTGTGATACAACCAACAACACACCAAGCAGGATTGATGCTAATGAGTTATGGGTTGATATCGCGATACAACCAGTTAAAGCTATTGAGTTTATTTACATTCCAGTACGTTTACAAAACACTGGCGCAGCTTTAACGATACAATAATATACGCAGTTAATGGGAGTGGCAACACTCCCCTAACGCGATAGAAAAATAGGTAAATACTATAAAGTATTAAAGGGAAAATAAGATGGCAACATCATCATTAAGTAATTTTACAGTACCGTTATCAACAAGTCAAAGTGCTAGTTCACAGGGCTTGTTAATGCCAAAATTAAAGTTCCGCTTTCGCGTGACTTTCTTAAACTTTGGTGTTACACAACCAACAACTGAGTTGACAAAACAAGTCATTGACTTTAAACGTCCAACTGTAAGTTTTGAAAACATTGAAATTCCTGTCTACAACAGTAAAGTTTACCTAGCTGGTAAACCAACCTGGACAGAAGTTACATGCAATCTACGTGACGATGCAAGTGGTGAAGTTACTAAACGTGTTGGCGAACAGATGCAGAAACAATTTGACTTCTTTGAACAAGCGTCAGCAAGTTCAGGTATTGACTACAAATTTACCACACTGCTTGAAATTCTTGATGGTGGTAATGGCACAAGTACTCCAAACGTTCTTGAAACATGGGAACTAGATGGTTGCTACTTAATGTCAGCTGACTACGGTGACGTTAACTATGGTGAAAATGCTCCAATCCAAATTGGATTAACAATCCGTTACGATAACGCACTACAAACACCATTAGGTGGTGGTATTGGTTCAACAGTAGCAAGAACACTAGGTACAGTAATTACTGGCTAATCTAGACGACAATTACAAAAGCCCAGTTAATTCTGGGCTTTTTTTTGACGATAAATAATAGTATGAGTCAGAATAATATATTTGGTCAAATACTACAAGCCATAGCGCCGCAAGAAAACATCCGCGACTATCAACATGCCGCGCGAACTTTTGTTGATGGATTATACAGACTAAGTCCTAAATATCAAAGCCTATTCCATGTGTACATGGACATCAACACAGACATATCTGGTATACAACAGGTTGCACAAATTGAAACAGGTATGATGGCTAAACAGGTAAACTTGCCTAAGTTCACTGTAGCAACTAAAACCTACAATGCTTATAATCGCAAGACAGTGCAACAAGAAAAAGTCAGCTATGATCCAGTGAACATTACCTTCCACGATGACAGCAGTGATGTGGTACGTAGCTTTTGGAAAGATTACTTTACCTATTATTACAGAGACAGTGACTATGGTTCTCCAGGTGGTAATATGGATCGCTACAAAGACAACAGCAAGTATAAAACACGTCAACAACAAAATTGGGGATATACTCCAAGAACAAGTAATTCAGCTAACTTACCATACCTCAACAGTATCCGTATCTACAGCCTACACCAAAAACGTTTTAGTTCGTATACACTGATACGTCCAGTTATCAGCACATTCCAACATGGTACGCATACTACAGGTGAATATGCTCCAATGGAACATACCATGACTGTAAACTATGAAGCGGTACTGTATGATACAGGACCAGTCAGTGACGGAACAGTATTGGGCTTTGATGGAATACATTATGATCATACTCCAAGTCCACTAAGAAACTTAGGCGCACTGGTAGGTGGTGTTGAAAGTATATTTAATAATATAGAAAATGGTGACTTAGGCTCAGCAGTACAAAATTCGTTCAATGTCTACAACGTTGCCACAGGATCTAATTCACAATTATTACAAACACCTAATCTCAATATCCTAGGCATAGGACAGACAATCTTACAAGGACAGAATCCACTCAGCACAGTGTTTGCTCCAACCAGTGCCACAGTTAATCAAGGCTTATCAGGTTCATTGACAGCACAGCCTGGATTAGGCAGTGTGACAAATGCACTGAACATCAATGGACAAAATAATAATTTACCTAGCAGTAATCAAGGTATAGCAGGTTTATTCTAGGATACGACCATGGCGATCAACGGAAATCTACCTAATCAAACACCAGCAAATGCAACCACTAATTATTTCAATAATTACTACACGCAGACTCCTAGCATCAGCCCTTATGCTAATGATGCTGTGATCGCTTACTTCCAAGGATTGACTGGTGATACGGATACAGGCAAGAATCTAGCGGCCGCAGTTATCTATACAGCACTGCAACAAAATATAGATCCAATGGGCATCATTGAACAATTAAAAGTCATCAGCGACAAGAACAAATTAACCAGTCCACAGTATACCAGCTATATTGATCCCAATCAACAGGACACTGATGTGACTACAGACAATGGTACTACATGGACCACAGGCAATGTACAGTATGCCAAACCTGGACCCAGTACAGCATATACTAGCATCAGCGAAGTAGATGCTTTCTTAACCATGTTCCTTAATTTCAATCGTGTGGGCACTAGCTTGTTAGGACTCAGCAACAGTCCACAGACTAGCAAATATATTTCTCGTAGCATATTGGCGTAATCATGGCTAAGTATGCCCAAGGCAAATATACTGTTAAGAATCCTGAAAAGTATATAGGTAAACGCAGTCCCACTTATAGAAGCAGTTGGGAGTTTACTTTCATGAGTTTCTGTGATAACAATCCAGCCATAATAAATTGGGCCAGCGAAGCCATCAGCATTCCTTACTTTAATCCAGTCAAAGGACGACAGACAATCTACGTGCCAGACTTCTTGGTAGTCTATGTAGATGCTAACCAAAAGCAACACACAGAAATAGTAGAAATCAAACCTTCAACTGAAGTAACTATGGAGTCAGCTAGGAGTTATCGTGATAAACTCATGGTAGCGATGAACATGGCTAAATGGGCTGCCGCAGACAGCTGGGCTCGCGCTAACAACATGCGCTTTAGAGTCGTAACAGAATTTGATATCTTCAAGAATCAGAAGCGGTAAATAGTGTTACTATGACACAAAAATTATCAGAACTATTTAACTTACCACCTGCTGAAGAAACAACACCTGAACAGGCAGAAACTACCATAGAAGAAAACCGTGAGATAATCCAAGCAGTAGACACTGCCATTGATAAGATTGATGCGGCACTACCTTATGTCAACGATTTAGACACCAGTGACAAAGAATTAGATGATCTCAGCGATCTTGCTAAAGAGAAGTTTGAAGATTTAATTTCACTTGGCATGAACGTTGAAGCACGCTTCAGCGGACACATCCTAGCCACAGCAGGCACCCTGCTAGGACATGCTATTACAGCCAA